TCCAATGGCGACCATTCATAAAAAGAAGACGCATCATTTTGTCTTTTGTCCAGCTGTTATCGAATAAACAATCATCTAAAATTACAAATGCACGTGGGTCAATACTCGATTTATTGTATGTTTCTAATTCTTTTTTAACCTGTTTTAATACTGTTTTTTGACGTTTTAATATATTTTCAATAATAGCAGTATTATATTCGTCGTGAATAAATAATTTTGGTACATGGCTTCCATAAAATCCATTACCAGCTTCAGTTCCTGATATAACAGTTCCAATTGGAATATCTTGATGATAATATAATAAATCTCTTACTAAATATGATTTACCTGTATCACGACGACCAATTAAAACAACAACAGGTCCTTTATTTTCATCTGGTCTGAAACTAATTTGTGACATATCAAATTTCTTTAATTCAAGTGTCATTTAAAGGGTAAATAGAAAATATAATTATTAATTTAACCTATATAATAAGTTTAAATATACTGTATTTTAATATTGTATTCAAATAATGGAATTCACATATAAAAAAAACGATAATAATAATTTATTTAGGAATTTAGAAAATAGTGATTTAACTAATGTTTCTAAATTACAAAATTATATTCCAATTTATGATAAATTTTTTACACTAAACGATACCAATTATAATTCAATTAATTTAAACAATAATAGTATTAAATCCATTGACTCTAAGATAAATGAAAATAAATATACTGCTACTGTTAGTGATAATTCAGGCAACGATATTATAAAAGATTTATTTTTTAAATACAGTCCTTTATTAGACCCAGTGAAGTACATAACTGGAAAATATGATATTTGTGACAATATTTTGGAATTACCAACGTATGATAAAAAAATAGGTTATGCTAAAATACGTGACCCTAATAATTCAGCTTATGTTGATGGTTTTTTTTCATATTTAAGTAGCCATTTATTAAATAATTATAAATTTATACATGGAATTAATTATTATGGCTCATTTTTAGGTATTAAAAATAATTTTATATACGATATGAATGATGAAATAGAATATTTATATGATTCTGATTTTTTTCATAAAAATAATAATATTTTATTTAAATTAGATGAAAATATTCATTCATATTTACTTAATACAGATACCAGAAATTATAAGCAAAAAATAAATATATTAGATGATGTAAATGATACTTCATTTAATAATTATCATGAATTGGATGAAATAAATAATTTATTTATTATTAATGATAATTCAAATAATAACATTGTAACAAATGATTCTAGTGACGTAGAATTGTGTTATGAAGGAAATATTAAAAGGACTACTAGTGAAGAATCAGTTAATACCTGTTCATCTACATCATCAAATTCGGATATTGATAACAGCGTTCAAGAGATTAGTGATTCGGAATCATCAGAAAATAGTTCTTTATTGTCAGATGAAGTTATGAATATTAATATTAATGAATTTCCTGTTCAGATAATTGCATTGGAAAGATGTAGCAATACATTAGATAGTATTATTAATGAAAATAATATATCAGATAAAGAATTAAGTTGTATTGTCGTTCAAATATTAATGATGCTTATAACTTACCAAAAGGTTTTCAAATTTACACATAATGATTTACACACAAATAATATAATGTATGTTGAGACGGATAAAAAATATTTAATTTATAAATATAAAAATAAGAATTACAAAATAGAAACATACGGTAAAATATTTAAACTAATAGATTTCGGTCGTGCTATTTATAGTTTTCGCAAAAATTTAATATGCAGTGATAGTTATCATCCAAAAGGAGATGCAGCAACTCAGTATAATTTCGAACCATACTATAATAGTGAAAAGGATATAATAGAACCAAACTATAGTTTCGATTTATGTAGATTAGGATGTTCGCTATTCGATAGTTATGTTGATTCAATAGATGATGTGAAAAAAATTAAATCTGATATAATAAATATTATAATTAAATGGTGTTATGATGATAAAGATCGAAATGTATTGTATAAAAATACTGGCGAAGAAAGATATCCGGAATTTAAATTATATAAAATGATTTCGAGAACAGTTCATAATCATAAACCTTGTGTTGTTCTTGAAAATAAACATTTTTCACAATATATTGTTTCTAATAAAAGTATTAAAAAATATAAAAATAAAATTATTGATATTGATAAATTAGAGCCTGAATATTAGAGCCTGAATATTAGAGCCTGAATATTAGAGCCTGAATAATAAATTTTTAAATAATATTAAATAATATTTAAAAATTAGCTTCACCTACAAATGCGCTTGGTTGACTTTTTAAGTTGACGTTATTTTCAAATTGGGATATAACGAAAAATCCACTAATACTACTAATAAATACAATTAAAGCATCTCGAATAATTAATTTAATTGGTTTTGGTTCTTTTGTTATTAATTTCATCTCTAAATATTTTAAAACGAGATATATTATAGATATAACAGATGAAAACATAAATATATTTTCCATTTATCTAAATAATTATATTTCATTTGTTAATTGAACGAATTATAAAGGTTCCAATATTTCTATATCCTCTAGCACTGGTGCTGATTCTAATTTAAGTGGTTTGTTTAAATCATTAACATCACTGATTTCAAGAGAAATACTATCACCTATTTGTAACTTATCATCCTCATCGTCTTCTTCTTCTTCTTCTTCCTGTCTTCTTCTCTGTAAATCCTCTAAATGTTTTATATCTTTTGGAGCAGATATTAATGTTTCTTTACCATCACTGTCAACAGTTGCATCTGTATTAGAAAATTTAATGTTATCATTATTGGTATGATTAACTACATTATTCATATTACTAGTTTCAGGAGCAGATAGAGGAACTATAGATGGAGGCGATTTTGTTTCTGTGACCTGTAATTGTGTTGTAGTTAGGGGTTGTATGTTAGACGACTCGGATACTTTTGTTTCTTGTGCAATCTTCGGTTGTGTATCTGAGTTCGGTAATGGAGTTTTTAGTGTTTCTTCCACTTTAACTGTCTCTTCAGATTTAATAACTTTATTTTCATCACGATCCTTATTTTTATTCGTTTCTTTTTTATCTTCTGGTTTCTGTTCTGGTTTATCTTCTGGTTTATCTTCTACAATTACCTCTTGATTTATTATTTTTTCTTCGACAATTACTTCATCTTCATTTGTTTCTTCAATATATGCCAATAATATTTTATCAATGGGCATAGTATCTCTAATGCTGCTTAAAATACATTCTTTAATAATTAATTCTAATTCACGGCTGTTTTTTTGGATTTGTAGTGGTTCAATATCCTTTTCAAATAAATAAATATTTGTATATATTTTACGTGCAGAATTTATGTAAATTCTATGTATAAATGTATCCTTTGATGGTATATCTATATCTATTTTTTTTTGTTTTTGTCCCACACGCACACATGTTAAAGCCTTTAACTGTATAATATGAACACAAGTTATTAATTCTTCTAAATAAGAACAATTGGAACTTTTTTCAATACGTTCACGTTCTGTCTGAATAATATTTTCATTCCACTGAGGAATTCGACTAAGAAATGTTTGAAAGGTCATTAAATATTTTTCTTCTTCATCACTTTCAATACATAATTTTAATGATTCTGCATAAATAGATTTTAATCCGTCTATAATCGCAGGTGTTAAAGTATCTACTAATCGCGAACACCATTCGTTCTTAGATTCGGATAAACTGGTCAATGAATAGTCATCCATTTACATAAATGTTATATTTTCTAAATTATAGTCAGAACGTAAAAAAATAAAATTCAATATAAACATAATTAAAAGCGGTTCGTTATTTATTTCTAGTTTAACTCTATTAAATACCAAAAGATACTGATATTTTTTAACATTGTCATGCGAATCATATTTATTATCATAATAATTTATTATATCTAATCCACTATATGCCTTTTGATATAATAAACTAGCTGTATCTATAATGTCGCTATAATTCTCAATTTTTACATTTTTCATATATTTTGTTAACCATTGTTCACGCGTATTTTCATATGTATTTTTGTATTGTTTATTTTTAATATGTAAATTAACCTTTTTATTATTTATAATTGGTAGAGCTACATATATTTCACAAAATCGAGATAAAATTGGTTTTAATAGTTTGTATTTATCTTCTACTATGATGAAGAAACGTGTTGAACAACTGAATAATTCTATACACCTTCTTAATGCAGATTGTGCATCCATCGTTAATTTATCTGCATTTAATAAAATAACAGATTTAAAATTTATATTATTTTGGAAGTTTATATGCGTTTTTGCAAATAGCTTTAATTCTTCTCTAACAAATTTAATTCCCTTTCCATGTGCACAATTAACATGCATAATATTTTCTTTTAAAGACGTTTTATCGTTATTATAAATATTATTGATGAATTTTTTAACAATTGTCTTTTTCCCTGAACCTGATGGACCATGAAATATTAAATTTGGTATTTTTCCATCTTTCAAAAAACTATCGAGTCTTTCATTTATATTTTTATGAATTACGTATGCCATATATTTTTAAACAAAAGTATATATTTAATAAGTATTTAACAAATAATTAATAAATATTTAAGCCCAACTACTTAAACTTTGAGTATATGGGTTATCTTTAAAAGCATTTAATAAATCCGGTTCAATCCGCTGTTGTTCCATTTTTGGATTGTTGTAAGAGGGTGTGTTTAACTTACCATATGTTTCTTTCGATGGTATTGTATTTTTTCCTAATCCGGGTGCCCACATGCGATTATTATTTCTATCAGTATCTTTTCGATGAATGCTAATATTTTCATTTTGATTAAAAATTTGTGTTCCTCCTTGATTAGCTCTATTTTCATAAGTTTTATTGACATTGTTTCTTTGATTATATGCCGATTCATAACTGGTTTCACCATTGTATGAACTTGGTCCTACATTTCCTATGTATTCTTTATTTGTTGTATCTCTTTGAACATTAACTGGTTGATGATCAGATACTGTGTAACCATCAGCACCTTGTCTCCATATATTTAAATATTTACCATCCGTAGCACCTTCGGTCATTTCGCGGTTTGTAGTTCTAGTTCTGTCAGCCGGATTCCAAACAGGGTTTTTGGAAACTGACGCACCAGCATTACCTGTAGGTCTTAAACTACCGATTACATTTTCCTTGCGAGACGGACGCATTATATCTAATAGTGGAGCAACGACGGCACCCATCATTCCTTTAACACCACCGACGTTCTCTTGGTGAGTTGTTGTGGAACGATTATTGGGTAATGGTTTGTATCCTTTTACACCGAAATCATTTTTAGAACCATTATTTTGTCCGGAAGCCGATATGTTTGTAACATCATTTGGTCTAAGAACAACGCGATTAGGTTGTTTGTAAACACCTTTAGTGTAACTACCACCTGCTCCTCCTTGTGAACCTTGGGTTCCGTAATATTCAGTGGATGTATTTAACCTATTAGTATCAGGAACAATTTCAGTACCGCGTGCCGTAGGTGCCTTCTCAATACCAGTTGTTGTGAACCATCTGTCTTTGCCTAATGTATAATATGTATCAGGATTATATTGTTCGACCTTACCTTGAGTTCTAACATTACCAGATTCTTTAATATGTGAATTAGCTGGACCTTGATGGCCATTCAAATCAAATGTCACCTTCGGGTTATTACCCACACGTAATTCATCTACATTTTTTGGTAACCATTTATCGCGTGCTTCCATACCAGAATTAAATCCAACACCACCTTCACCATTAAAACCTTTACCTAAACCAGGAGCAACTTGTTCAGAAGCAAAAGGTTTGACATTAGATTGACGTAAACTTGGATTCATACGTGATTGAATAAAATCACTTGTATTTGGTGTACCATTTGCAAATTGCATAGAAGAACTCGGTTTAAAAAGAGGTGCTTGCTCAACCTTTCTGTTGTGTTGAGATCCGCCACCTTGCATATTATCTAATGTGCTTTCAGCTTGATTTCCGTCAATTGTAGCACCCTTTACTCTTCCACCAAAATAAGGCGTCATATTATTATGTTTAAATTCATTTGTATTAATGGGTGCACCTGTTAACGATAATTGTTGTTGAGCGCCACTACCTACACTTCCCGGTGGATTAGTATTAACAACGCTCTCATAAACACCCGTATTGCTTTGTTTAAAATACTTATCTGTTACTTGATTTGGGTTAGAATACTTATTTACATTACTATTCTCAACAGTAGTGGATACATTTGGAAATTTACTAACATTTAAATTTGTATAATTTGTAGCCTTTTCGAAATGTTGTTTGGTGTTATTGTTGGGAAAAATACTAACATCATTATCATTTTCATCATTTTCAAAACCTTCTATTTCTTCCTTTTTATAATTAGATATGACATATAAAGTTCCTAATGCTATTATTGGTATTGCTACTGCCATTTATATATATACAATATGATATAATATTTATATAAATGTAATTTACAATATTAATTTACTAAATCTATATTTTTTCTTGCTGAACATATGATACCAGTGGATTTCCTCCTACACAAATACCTTCTTTTAATACTGTTTTATCTTTTAACGTGGGATACTTTGCAACATAATTATTTTTTTCTAATATTCGTGTATTCAAATTATTTTGAAATGGAATACAAGTGTTTTCTTGTGGGTCGTGGGGAAGTATTGACCAATTTACTTGTTCTAAATCTCTCACCTCCCAAGCAGGATGAGTTACACGTGGTTGCTCTGTAATAGGGTCACAAACAGGATACGATATATTTGAACTCCTAACGGCCTTGGTTTTATAATTATTTTCATTTAAACAGTCTTTATTTGCTGAGCGTGTTAATCCACGTAAATCGCTTTCTAAATTAATAGAATTTGTTTTTAAGTTGGCACCCCATTGTTGTAAACGTAAATATGGATCTTCCATAAAACAAGGTTTATTTCCTGGACCAGGTGTGTTTAACATATAACGACCAGTTCCTGTTATTTCCTGTAATTGTTTTTCTATTCGACAATTATCGTCATAAAATCGTGTGAAAGACATATATATATTTATGATAATATTAATTAAAAGAATATAATGAAATAAAATGAAATATAATACAATGTCTTCTATATGTCTTAATATGATTGTTAAAAATGAATCTCATATTATTAAAAAAACATTAACTAACATAATAAAATATGTTAAATTGGATTACTGGGTCATATGTGATACTGGTTCATCCGATAACACAATTAATATTATTAAAAGTTTTTTTAACGATTTGAATATACCAGGTGAAATTTATAGTCGTGAATGGAAGGATTTTTCATATAATAGAAATAAATCATTAGAATTAGCGTTCAATAAAACAGATTATATATTTTTATTTGATGCTGA